CCTCGTTCGCGCTGAGGAATATCCCGATTATGTTGGCCCAATAATAGATGAGGGACGCAACGCTGGCACCATTGGTGTTGGTGGACTTGTTCTCGCTCGCATCCCTGTTGAATTGGCCGAGCAGCGGAATGCACACTATCAAGGTGTAGCACAGAATCAAATGGACGCAGTAGATCGTGACTGGATGCGTGAAAACAATCCAGCCATGCCAAAGTCTGCTGCTCAACGTAAATCATCCGTTTCCTTTGGACAAAAGGGACGCGGAAACTCTGAAGGAGAGTAACAATGGCGAATCAAGACGCTGCCTTCGGCTTACGCCCTATCGGTCGTGTAGGGGGAACTCCCTATACTGGTGGGCAAAACCGATACAGAATCGCCGCAAACTACGGAACAGCTATTTTCCAAGGTGACATGGTTATGCAAGTAACTGGTGGAACAGTGGAAATTCACGCCGATGGCGGGACTGTACCTATTGTTGGCGTATTTAACGGGTGTCAGTTTACTGACCCCACAACAGGAGAACAAAAGTTCTCTAATTTTTACCCTGCAAGCACTAATGCTTCTGATCTTATTGCCTTTATTATTGATGACCCAATGGTTGTTTTTGAAGTGCAAGCAGATGCAGCATTTCCAGTTGCTGACTTGTTTGGTAATTTCGACGTTGTTTACACAAGCGCTGGTAGTACAACTACTGGTGTTTCAGGATCTGAATTAAAAGTAGCTGATGGAGGAACTGCAACTACGCTTTCCCTCAAGGCTATTGATATTTCTGAAGACCCTGAAAACAGTGATGTGGCATCAGCAAATACGAATGTAAAAGTAGTCATTCAAAACCATATATTCGGCGTCAAAGGCGCTGGGTTAGCATAGGGAGATTGAATCATGGCTATTTCACGTTCACAACTAGTTAAAGAGCTAGAACCGGGCCTCAACGCCCTGTTCGGTATGGAGTATGATCGTTACGAAGGCGAACATGCTGAAATCTTTGACACAGAAACTTCAGATCGTGCTTTTGAAGAAGAAGTTATGCTCGTCGGATTTGGGAATGCTCCCACAAAATCCGAAGGTGCAGGCGTTTCTTTTGATAACGCAAATGAAGCCTACACTGCTCGTTACTCACACGAGACTGTAGCGCTTGCATTCGCACTTACTGAGGAAGCAATCGAAGACAATCTCTATGATCGTCTTGGAGCGCGTTACACTAAAGCACTGGCCCGTTCTATGGCCCACACAAAGCAAGTAAAAGCTGCCGCAGTATTGAACAATGCGTTCAACTCTAGCTTTACTGGCGGCGATGGCGTAGAACTTTGCTCTACTGCTCACCCACTTGCGGGTGGTGGTACTTTCCGCAATGAGCCGTCAACAGCAGCAGACCTCAACGAAACTTCGTTGGAAAATGCTCTTATTGACATCTCAACCTTTGTGGATGAGCGTAACATGATCATTGCTCTTCGTGGCACTAAGATGATTATTCCACCACAACTGCAATTTATTGCGGATCGTTTGTTGGAATCAACATTGCGTGTTGGCACTTCAGACAATGATCTAAACGCGATAAAGAACATGGGAATGCTCCCAGAAGGATATACAGTCAACCACTTCTTGACTGATCCCGATGCGTTCTTCCTTAAAACTGATGCTCCTAACGGCTTCAAACATTTTGAGCGCTCACCTATGCGCACAAACATGGAAGCTGATTTCGACACAGGCAACATGCGTTTTAAAGCTCGTGAACGCTATAGCTTCGGCTTTAGTGACCCACGCGCTGTATTCGGTTCACCCGGCGCATAACACGAACAAATGTTCTTGTTTGAAAGAGGGCGGTTTAACTGCCCTCTTTCTTTTTGTAAAAATCTATTGTACTGTTTGGGCATCCCTGACAGTCGCATTGGGCGGCTGACTTAACCCTGACAGGAGATTCTCATGGGTAATTCTACATTTAGCGGTCCAGTACGGTCTGAAAACGGCTTTCAACAAGTCACCAAAAACGGAACTACTGGTGAAATTACACCTTCACAATTTGCGTTACAGACGATTGCCACCACAGGCAACAATGTCGTTGACACAAGCACAGGCACAGCCGCAGGCGCAAACAACGCCAGCTTAGATACGGGTGCAACTATCTTTGGTATCGTGCCGAATGCAATTGGTGCGGGTGTGCCAAAATCTGGTACAAACCACTTTGTGAGTAAGGTTGACGGAACAATCGTATCCACATGGATTATCGACCTTCAAGCTGGCTATAAAAGCGGCGGTGCTGCTGGTGACGCGATTGGTACGGCTGGCGCAGCTTCAGCACACATTGGATCAATTACTAAAGAAGTAAACGGAATTCCAATGCTCATCGAAATGGGCTGTGTCGAGGTTCCAACTGGCGGCGATCCAGACATTAACTTAGATTGTTCAGCTACAGGAACTACAGCACAAGATGCAGCACTGACAAGCGGTACAAACCTCTTGAACAACGGTGACCTATCTCTAGGCTTTTACGCCACAGCAGATGCTGGGGCTACTCTTGCTGCTATGACTAAGAAGTTTTTGTATCTCACCACAGGCGCTGCCACTGACGCAGCGTACACCGCTGGTAAAGTATGGATTCGCATCACTGGCATGGCCGTAGACCATGACAACGGCTAATGTTTAATCTGGTGGGGTGAAAGCCCCACCGCTACATATAGGAGATTAATATGGCTGATGCGGTAGCGACACAGACGCTTATAGATGGTGACAAAAAAGTAGTTCAAAAATTTACTAATATTTCCGATGGTTCTGGTGAAGCTGCGGTTGTTAAGGTTGATGTTAGTGGTTTGGCTACAAACTCTCGCGGTAAAGTTTGTACAGGTGTTGTCATAGAAAAAATATGGTGGCAGTGCATTGGCATGAAGGTTCAAATACTTTTTGACGCTTCAACTAATGTTTTCTGTATTGAGTTAGGTGAAAACCAAAGTGGTAATCAAGATTACACTAATTTTGGTGGTCTTTCAAACAATTCTGGAAGCGGCAAAACTGGTGATGTCCTTTTCACGACTGTAGGCCACACTAGCGCAGATACTTACACCATAATTATGGCTATGCGGAAAGAGTATGGCTGATTCTAAAAAAGGCGAGATGCCAAAGCGCAACAAAAAGAACTTCCGTCCCACAAAGTCTGGGGCGGGAATGACAAAAGCTGGCGTAAAGGCATATCGTAGTAAAAACCCCGGTTCTAAGCTTAAAACAGCGGTGACAGGGAAGGTTAAGCCCGGAAGTAAGGACGCGAAGAGGCGTAAGTCTTACTGCGCACGATCTGCTGGGCAGATGAAGAAGTTTCCAAAAGCGGCAAAAGACCCTAACAGCCGTTTGAGGCAAGCTCGCAAGCGTTGGAAGTGTTAAATGGCAATAGGTCGTAGTCAAATGAGTAATCAAATCACCAAACCGCCCCAAAAAAGGGACGATATGCCTAGAGGTTTAAGTTACTTTAGAAAAGGTGGGGCCGCTTCAAAAAAATCTAAAGGCAGTAAAATATGTCCTGCTGGAAAGGCGTGGGCTAAACGAACATTTGATACATATCCAAGTGCTTATGCGAATATGGCTGCTTCTAAATACTGCAAAGACCCTAATTACGCTAAAGGCGCAAAGGGTAAGAAAAAGAAGAAAAGCTAATGGGTGCGCTTAAAGATTGGGTAGATCAAGATTGGGTTCGTATCGGCACTGACGGTTCCATAAAAGGCCCTTGTGGTACGTCAAAAGATAAGAAAAACCCAGATCGTTGCTTGCCTCGCAAAAAAGCTCAAAGCCTTTCTAAAGAAGAACGTGCAAAAACTGCTCGTAAAAAGAAACGTGCAGGAGCAAAGGGAAAAACTGTGGTATCTAATACTAAAAACGCTAAAGTTCGTAACATGGAAAATGGTGGTGCTGTAGAAACTAATTCTAAACGTAAGTTTAATGGCAAAAACGTACCCGGCACTGCTGTTGCAAGGGGTTGCGGTAAAATAATGTCCAACCGAAGAAAGCGCACAACAGGCGCTGTAAGCCAATCATAAGGAGTTTATCATGGCTATGAAGAAAAAAGGCTACCGAAGCGGTGGCAAAGTTAAGAAAATGTCTAAAGGTGGATCAGCAGGCGGTAAAACAGTTCGCCGTATGTCCAAAGGTGGAGCCACTGGTGGCAAAAAAGTCATGCGTATGACAAAAGGTGGAGCCGCTGGCGGTAAGAAGTCACTTGCTTCAGCAAGAGCATCTCTTCCTGCTGGCTATAAGATAGTTAAAAAATAAAATATGGCTTATTTGCACAGCAATATACCTTATTTTAAGGCATGGGTTCGTCGTGAATACACTCATAATCATGAGGATTATCACGGCGAATTCCTGCACGCTATGGTCATTGGTGTAACAACAATACCAAACAGATGTCTGAGTTTTCAGGTTATAGTCACTGGAAATGAGGCCGAAGGCGAAGATGAAGACACAGTGCATGGTGGTGCAATGTGGGCTAGAATGCCAATAACTGCACTTGTAGGTGATATTCCCTTAGAAGAATGGCCTGAACCTATGAAAACATATGACGCACAGCCTTGGGATTGCGCCTCTCATACTCATTCTGTCTATGTTATGGATAGAACCACTCCTTGCCCGTGGATGGCGAAAATTAACGGTGAAATGCACCCTGCAAAGTATCTATTTACCGTTGATTACACAGATAGCGAGGTCGCTGACGATCCAGCGCAACATAAGCAAAACCATGTACTTCAGCTATTAGATGCTGGTGAGTGGACGGGTAATATTGTTGCGTTACCTAACAACCGTGTGCGCGTAACGCACCCTGCGTGGTTCCAGACGGGAGAAGGCGCTCCTGACTTTAAACCATCTCAGCATATACATTATTCTAAATCTGATTTAGACTACACATTAGATGTTAACAAGGTTTTCGATAACCTTTATAACGAGGAATGACATGACCGTATCAGGCTCCAAGGACTTTGAATTAGATGTAGCAGACTACATTGAGGAGGCTTTTGAGCGTTGCGGCTTAGAAGCGCGTACAGGTTACGACTTAAAGACTGCTAAACGCTCTATGAACCTCTTATTCGCTGATTGGGCCAACCGTGGACTGAACCAATGGACGATTGCACAGCGCAATTTCACTGTTACCTCTGGAGATGGCGATGTTCCTTTAGGTGCTGACGTAATTGACATATTATCCCTTGTTGTACGTCGAAGTGGCACTGATTTTGCCTTAAATCGCATTAGTCGTGACGAATACCTCAATATACCTACAAAAACGACTACTGGACGCCCCACGCAGTTTTTCGTCGATAGATCAATAAATCCAGTGCTTCAACTGTGGCCTTTGCCCGATAATAGCACCGATGTGGTCCTTTATGACGCCCTTATTCGCATAGATGATGCCGATAATTTCACTAATACTATACAAATCCCCTTCCGTTTTTACCCTGCTTTAGCCGCTGGTTTGGCCTATTATATAGCCCTAAAACGTGCTCCAGACCGCGTTCAGATGCTAAAAACAGTGTATGAAGAGGAATTGACTCGTGCAATGGACGAAGATAGGGACCGTGCGTCTTTCCGCGTTGCTCCAGACTTGAGGAATTACCGCTATGTCTAAGTATGCTACGGGCAAGTCTGCATACGGCATATCTGATCGTTCTGGGTTCCGTTATCGCCTAAGAGACATGAGAAAAGAGTGGAACGGCCTTTTAGTCGGTAAAGACGAGTGGGAACGCAAAGAACCTCAACTTGATCCTCTTAGGGCCACTCCTGATCCACAGGCCCTTAGAAATCCACGCCCAGAACAGAATTTGCCTGAGCAACGGAACATACAGTACGGGTTTAATCCTGTTGGGTTTAACAGCATTCTTGGTTTAACCCCCCCTAGTAATTTAGAATCTGTTGGCGAAATAAGCACAGTAACAGTAACCACTGTTGTGAACCCAGATGCGGAGAACATAGCGTATATGGCAGGACTGTCTGCGCCAGCATTTGTTGATTCTGTTACAATTATTTCTGGTAGCTCAACAGCTTCAAGATTTGATAGTACATCTGTAAAATTAGATTCCACCACAAAAACATTTGACGAGGGATAAGACATGGCAAAGCAAGCAGTAGGCATAGGATCGTCGGCTAACGATGGAGCAGGAGATACTCTTCGTGCAGGTGCAGATAAAATTAATGATAATTTTGATGAAGTATATGCAGCTTTAGGAAACGGTACAACACTAACGGACATAATAAATTCTGATGGGATTATAGATGTAAGTTCTGGTGCAAACAGAATTGTGTTTTATTATGCAAATCTTAGCGACTTACCTAGTGCGGGAACATATCATGGCGCAGTGGCGCACGTTCACGCGACGGGAGGGTTGTACTTCGCACACGCTGCCGCATGGGTTAGATTAAATGATGAGACAACTGGACCTGTGACTAAATATACTGCGGGTGTAAACGGATCGTCCGCATTTACATTTACTGGCCCCGGAGCTACTTCTGGCAACAACCCTAATTTTACTTTTTATAAAGGACATACTTATTTGATTGATAATACAGCAAATGTAAGTAGTCATCCTTTACAAATAAGAGTCTCATCAGGAGGGTCTGCTTTTACAACAGGGGTCACTGAGAACTATAGCTCTACTACAGGGTTAACACAGTTCATCGTACCGCACGAACCCAGCGATACATCTTTAGTGTATCAATGCACAAACCATAGTGGTATGGTTGGAAACATAACAATAGTGTGATGACATGAGTTTTACATACACGCTGTACTACTATTGCACAAACCATAGCGGTATGGGGGGTCAGATTAACACATGAGCTATACTTACACCACATTAAAACAGGCTATATTAGATTATACTGAAAACGATGAAACTACGTTTGTAAGTAATCTTCCTGTTTTTATTAAAAACACAGAAGAACGTATTTTAAAGAATGTTCAGTTGAGTTTGTTTCAAAAGAACGACGCTGGAGCAATGTCGGCTTCTAATAAATTCTTAGGGGTCCCTAGTGACTTTTTAGCGCCGTTTGCTTTGTCGTTTACCAATAGTTCTGGAAACTACGTTTTCTTAGATTTTAAAGATTCCAACTTTATTCAGTCTTTTAATCCTAATCCTGCCGCAACAGGCGCTCCTCGTTATTACGCTCAATATGATTTAAACAATTTTATTTTAAGCCCAACCCCTGACAATGCTTATGCGGTTGAACTTAGTTACTTCTATCGTCCAACCAGTTTAACTAAGAGCCAGACCACGTTTTCGGTGGCATATACTGGCGGAACAGTTTTTTCTGCTGGAGAAACTATTATAGCAACTCCTGCTGGCGCAACTGCGTCTGTCGAAAACTCTTCGTTTGTTGTTACTGGAACAACTGGGGCTGGCAACACAACCTTGACTGCTAACTTCCCTGCGGGAGTTACAAGTTCTTACCCGCGAGGAACAGCGGCTTCAGGAACAGCTTTGGTGGGAAACACCAGTGGGGCTGTTGCGGTAATTAATAGCGTTCCCAGCGGAACAACGTCAGAAAAGATTGTTCCAGACATTACTGAAACTTGGATTAGTGAAAACGCAGACTTAGCTCTCTTGTATGGAAGTTTAATGGAAGCTTATGTATTTATGAAGGGCGAACAAGACATGCAAGCTTTGTATGAGAAGCGTTTTGTAGAAGCTATTATGGGCCTTGGGGGACTTGGCGAGAGCAAAGAGGTTACGGATGAGTATAGAACTGGACCAGTGGTGAGGCAAAAACAATGAACAATATGTCTTTTGGCGTATCAATGTCTAATGATTTTAAGGTGGGAGTGGAAACTACGGATAACCGTGGCTTTACTCCTGAAGAAACCGCGAAGCGTTGTGTAAACAAGATTATAAATGTTTCCGAAAATGCGCCCACCGAAATACGGGATCAGGCGTTTGCGTACCGAGAAGAGGTTGAGAAAGTCGTAGCTATCTATATGAAACAGGCTATTCAAAGTGACCGAACTACGGTATATAATGCAATAAAAGATGCTGGTCAGTTAAAATTGGCAGAATATATAAGGAAAATGTAAATGGCTTTTAATGGCAATTTTTTATGCACCTCGTTCAAAGTAGAACTAATGAAGGGTGTTCACAATTTTACGGCAGCAAGTAACCAGTTTAAATTAGCTCTGTACACCAACAGTGCTACTTTCACCGCTGCAACTACTGCATACACTTCTGGCAACGAGGTCAGCGGAACGAACTACACAGCTAAAGGGAACTTTTTAACGAGTGTAACACCCGTGGCTATTAGCACAACAGCTTTGGTCGATTTTGCAGATGAAGTGTTCAGCACCGTAACGATATCTGCTGTGCGTGGAGCTTTGATATTTAACGAAGCCGCTACGGGAGACCCAACAGTTTGTGTGTTAGATTTTGGCGCGGACAAAGCAGCCAGTTCTGGCGACTTTACCATTGTGTTCCCAAC